ACGTCAGACGAAAATGAATCCGCCGATTGTGAAAATAGAATCGGTGAACAAGTCCTCGTAATTGGATTCGGGTGTTACTAACATGAAACCTGACACTATCGACGTCGACGACATCAACGCTATTGAACTGGTGTTCACCAGCGGAAATGCGGACCATCGTTATATTCTGCAGCCGGCTACTACGCAGGAGGACACCCTATCGACGATGCTCCGACATCCGCACCACCAAATCAAGCGAACCACCGAGCATTACATCGACGACACCAGCGGGAAATGGTTTTACTTCGCTAACGTCGATTGCTTCGACCCTCCAATCGCTATCATTCGGGCTCGGTCATTCGAATCTGCGTACGAAGTGTTTTGTGATGAGTTTGAACGCTGGATGGTAGTCGACGAGCCCGACGCAAAGGACTATCCCGAAGACGAGCGCAATTACAACAGCAACGGCACTCACATCGACGCATCTGGTGTGCAGGGCTATGAGTTGAAACTTCTGTCTATCCTGGTGGCATCATGAAACGTAATCGCGACATCAGCAAATTCGACGACGTCATCGACTCCCGCGAAGTGATTGCTCGTATCGCTGAACTGGAGAGCGAAATCGAGGCCGAGGAGATATCGGAGGACAATGGGGCCGAGCCTCAGTTAGACGAAAACGAAAACACCATTGTGGACATGGTCAAGTGTGGGACTTGTGGGAAGTCTTGGAATGATGCGCTCATCACCGAGCGCACACCCGCGCCGTCTGCCAGATGTCCGTATGAGTCTATCCATGAGGAGATTGACGAACTTCGCGCCCTTATAGCCCTGCAGGAAGAGGCAGAGGGATACTGTTCAGACTGGAGGCACGGAGAGACACTGATACGTGACGGCTATTTCCAGGAATACGCGCAACAGCTGGCCGAGGATATTGGCGCTATCAAGTCTGACGCCGGCTGGCCGTATGACCATATCGACTGGGAGGCAGCCGCCGATGCGCTCAAACAGGACTACACGGAGGTAGATTTTGACGGCGAATCCTACTGGATTCGGTCATGAAGACTCTGTGTCTGTTCCTGGGTATGTGGGTCTGTTGGCGGGTAAATCAGTGGAGGGCTAAACTATGAAAGGTCACATGCGAATCTCTCAGAAGGAATGGCAGGCTAGGGGCGGGTGCGCTAACCCTCAGCTATTTCGTAAGCACTCAAAACGAGGCTAGCGATATTTTCTAGTCGTCTGGTAGTGTGTTCCGTTTTTCACCCTCGACACTCAGAACAGCACACAGTACATCACGTTGATGACTCCCGTCATGGCCATGATTTCTGGCTGACTCGTAATCGCCACGGCGCTGGATTCTGGGACTGGGGATATGGTCCGTTAGGAGCTGAGTTAACGGTTAGGGCTCACGCCTACGGAGAGTCATACGTATCGGGGCCTGAGACGACCGACCAGGGCAACAGCACTGATGCCCAAATAGCCGCCTGGGATGGCGTGATTACCATCGATTAGCACAACGATACGGCCAGCCCTACTAGCCCTCGGCCGTTACAACACCTTACGCAGTTGAGGCAGTTGTAACGGTTCTCCCTTCCCGACAGACACCTCAATAACCAATCAGTTATATAAACCCTGTGGTAATCACTACCATAGTGGATTTATGGGCTCGACATGCGCTCTCCACTGGCCATCCAAGTGGAGAGATGAGCAGACCCGAAACCCGCATTCCCTTCCGGTGCTGATTGATAGTCAGGAGGACCGACAGCGTTAGCCTAGTGAATGCGTTGGTGTGGGCTGCTAGTGCTACAGGTGTGCTACTAACGTCAGCTGTCAGCCAGTCACCAGGGCTGTCAGACCCTCCACGTACGCCTAAGCCGGCGCACTTCCGACCGGACCCACCCCTGGGGGAGGGGTTGGCCTAGCAATGCTCGCTCAACTGTCCACCACACATCCACATGTCCACATCCACATACCGGCGCACTATCGGGTGAGGAGAGGGACCCGTTTACAGGACCGTTACACGGTTTATAAACTCTATACGCGCCCCCGGCGCGCACGGGTATTTTGTCCTACAGACGTACCCTCGCGACTCATCCACAATGTACACACGCCAATTGCAGCAGACCTTGACAGGCCAGACGGGGCCATACGACTGTGAGCATCATGAGTAGCGAGAGCGAACTTCGGAGTGTGGCGGATGCGATTGCCGAATGCCGGAAGCGTCTACAGGTGTCGGGCGCCCTCGACAGCGAGACTGACCGGACGTTGAACTGGGCGTCGATGCAGACGCACTATATCGCGCATCAGTTGAGGGGGATGTGTGAAGTGCTGGTTGCAACACAGCCCGCGACGGCGGGCTCAAAGCTGGCGCGAGAAGTCGCGCAAGGGTTACTGGAGGACCAACGTCGGGAGGATGCGAAGAAGCAACGCCGGGAGGACTGAATGATTGACTGGCAGGCTGTGGAAAAGGGTGAGGCGTCGGTCACGCCTCACTACCGGAAGGTGGTGGTCCTTCCCATGCGTACGCTTGTGTGTGGACCCGTGATGGTGTGCGTGCTGTTGCGAGGACTCTTAGCGAATCCTCGACGCCAAGGCACCGATGATGCAGCCGGCCGCAATCTGGGATGGGAAGTGCCGCCATGCGAGGAAGCGACCGAGGCCGGTAGCGCCAGCAAGGGGAATGGTGATGGATAGGCCAGGACCACCGAGGGTCGAGCAGGCGAGCGCCATATGACCAGACGGAAACCCGCTCATCTCGCCATCGCTGCCACACTCATGCGTGGGCGTACATGGGCGAGCCATCGGGGCAGCCCACTTGATGAGGGCGACACCGCCCTGAGCAATGCCCAGGCGAACACCCTGCAGGACGAAGGCGCGGGTGCGGTCGTCACTGCGGAAGCTTGCTAGGGTGTCCAGTCCTTCGAGTGTCAGCACCGTCACCCAGCTGGTGATGTGGGCGGCTGTTCGCTCCTTCGGGGTGGGGAGGACCTGGGCGCCGGCTGATGTCGCGAGCCCGAACGCTAACACGAACGCCAAGATATTACGCCTCATCAAAGTCCGCCTCTTTCTAGATAGTCCGCCATCGCACGTAACATGGCTGGAGTAGTGTTTTCGGTCAAACCGACGTTGTGGTCACGACAGATAAGCCCTCGAATGTGACCCGTAGCGTGGTCGTGGTCGATGTGGAACTTCTCAGTACCCTCCAAAATGTGACATATGGCGCAACGATTGTTCTGTCGTGCGTACAGGTCTCGTAACTGAAGTACGCTCATTCCGTGGGAATGGGCGCGTGTGCGCTCTCGGTTCAACTCCCGGTTGGCGTCTCGCCAGCGTCTAGTAGCCACCGTCGCTCTGGCAATGATCTTTCTACGGTTGCGAAGGTAGTTGGCCCGGTCTAGCTCTTTGGCGCGACTAGGGTTCTTTCGTCGCCACTCTCTTGTTTTCCAGGCGTTATATTTAAGGCTTTTCTTGTCGACGGGGGGTATAGCTAGATGCTCCAAAGATACGAACTCCTATATACATAATGGTGCGAGTAAACCAGCCGACGCCTAGAAAGGTCATTGCCTCTAAGAAAATTGCATCCGCCTCGGCGCGAGTAATTGGTAACGTGGCTGTGCGGTAAATTGCGTCATGAATTACCGCGGCCTTGCCGTAGCTGCCGCAGGGAGGCAGGATGTTCCAGAAGAGTTGAGGCACGGACGCGAAGTCCGTTTCAAACCCTGCTGGCACGTCAATCCGATAGTCGCCCTGACCGAAGTCCCGATGGAACAACAGACCCGGAGCGAGAGGGACATCGGTGTCGTAATGGAAGGCGTTCAGCACCATCCAGTGCTTCCGCCCATCCATGTAGCGGAGGTCGAGCGCATCTTCGAACCGTACGCTCATGACGGCCTCGCCACACTCACCCGTGCGTCCTTGTAGTTCAGGTGCGGCCGCTCATTGAATGGACGACTGGGACCGATGTGGTCGAGGAATCCACCTCGAAGCAGGATGGCGTCCTTGAATGCTTCGAACACGTCGGTGCTCACGAAGATTTCACGCTCGCCCGCGTTGTAACGGTTGACGATTTCCGCAGGTACGTTCATCGCTTGAGGACCTGACTGTCAGAAAGCGTCTGGCTGGCTGACCCCGCCAATGGCGAGGCTACCGCCTCGCTCAGAACAGGTGCTGGGCCGACGACATCACCGAGGCCTGCCGCAGTCGACGGAGCAATATGCTCGATGAGCCCGTGGAGAACTGCAGCAGCCAAGCGCTCGACCACTTGAGGGTTCGACGTCAGATACTGTTTGATGAGGGCGGCGAAGACGGTCTTGGCAAACATAGAAGCTCCTATCGCTGTTGGGGGTGAAACTCGTTCAGGATTCCTGTCGGAGGCGGCGGCAGCATCTCTCGATAGAGAACGTAGCGGGAAGTCAACTTGACCAGCGACATCGGACCAAAGTGATCGATCAAATGAGCCTTGTCCACATAAGTGGGCAACTGTGTACCCACTTTAGGTGACACTGGGTCTGGAACCATGTCAGACACCCGACCGATGATCCGGTAGATGCCCGCGAAACGGCCCTGCGTGACCTGCTGGACGACCCGACGCTCAGGCTGACCAATCGTGAGGGTCTCTTCAGAGGTAAGCAAGGGACGCCTCCAGGAGGTTCACGAGCGCCTTCTGGGCGTGTAGAGGCATGGAGCGGCTGAAGCGAGTGGAGCGAGACAGCTCCAGGCACTGTTCGCTCCGAAGCCGGTATTCATGAGCGCGTTCAGCCAGCTTCTGCGCGAGAGCCGCGATGGTCTGTTCCGCCTTGTGCATGACCTTGGCCTTCCCATCTTGGGTGGCTTCAGCTACGAACTTCTGAATGGCGCTGTCGCAACAATGGACGCACCCGCACTGCGACGAGTGAGGTACGAAGTCATCGTCCATGTGAATGCTCACTGAACACCCGCCACTCTCGGACCCATTGGCTTGACCGGCACCTTCTTGACCCGACTCTTCTGCGTGTACCCAATGAGCGTGCGGCCAATGTAGATGACCGTGCGTTCATTCAGGTGAGCCTCAGTGACGATGAAGCAGGGAAGACCGCCCTCGGTTGTGAGGTCACAGGAGTCCACACCGTCCTCTAATGTGAACGCTCGGGTGCCGCCAATGGTGGCAAACTCCCAGTCGGTGACGTGGGTTTCAGTGAAGGCGGGCTCAGACTTGAGTTCCATTTAGGCCACCGCCCGGCGCGTGCGGTGATACTCCAACCAGACGGACAGTGGAATGTTGTGCTCGCGAAGGTCCGTAAACGTGGCAAACCAGTTCTGCAGCATCTGAATCCTCCAAGGTAGGTGATACATGGGTACCTGCAACCTCAATGCCAACATGGTACACTTGTCATGCGGGTGGAGGAGCCCTCACCATGCCCGGAGCACGTCCCAGCAAGTTCAGCAAAGACCCTGAATCCCCGAAGTCCTCAGAGAAACCAGCCGCTCCCGCCCGCGTCTTCAAGCGCATGGGTCCGGTCAGCGAGGTCGAGGTGGGGTTCATCCGCCAGTTCCTGCAGGACCAGCCGAGGGAGATTACGCCGGCCCAGACGACCGCACTCTCGAAAGTGATGCGTCGCTCGAAGGAGGTCGTGAAGGACATCATCGAGCAAGCCCGAGAGGAATTTCAGGGCTCAGCGCTCGACTACGTCCGCATCCACAAGGAGTCGACCATCTCCGCCTTCGAACGCGGGGACAACGAGGTCGCTATCAAGAGTGCCCAATGGGCTATCGCGAATATGAGCCAAGAGGGGACTCGGGTGGTCGAGAAGGTGGCTGCTGAAGGTGGCGGCGGAGTCAAAATCATGATTGGTGTCCAGATGGGTGGGATTGATAAGCCCAAGGGACCCGTAGTCACGGAAATCAAGTAATGCCGTTCCAGAAGGGGCATAAACTCTCTCCCAAGAGACGTAAACCTCTCGACCCCCCAGTCCTCCCACCGGAACCTGCCATAGAGGCGGGGGCGGTGGTCCTCCCACAGGGGGTAGTCTTAACTACCCCTGGGAACGGACCCCTCCCCCCTGGCACATCAAATCAGTCAAATCATTCAGCAAATAGTGCTGAAAATGGGTCTGAGGGGGTATCAGAAAATTCAGGAGGGGTCCCCCTGACAGAATTGCCCTTGGTTGCACAGAACGGCTTCCATCCGTGCAGCAAATGTACGAAGCGGAGAGCCAAAGCCGGTCTGCCACCGAACATTTGCTATGACTGCGACCTCTGTAGTGAGTGTTTTGCGGTCTCAGTCGTAGTTACCAGCGAGGACGGCAAGCGCCGGGCGCCCTATACGCCCCAGCCGCACCAAATAGCGGCCCACGCGTGTGACGCACCCAACCTGCTCTGTCTGGGCACACGGGGTACCGGCAAATCAAAGTGGCTGCGGTGGGACGCCATCATCCGCTGCATGATGATTCCCAACTTCCGGGCGCTCATCATCCGCAGGACCATGCCCGAGCTGCGGAAGTCCCACCTCTCGATGATTGAGTTCGAGATGAAGCAGCTGGGCGGGACCTTCCTGAAGACGACCTTCCAGGCTGTGTTTCCGAATGGCAGCACCATCACCTTCGCGCACTGTGAGACCGAAGCGGACATTCTGAACTTCCTGTCGAGCGAGTACGGGTTCATCGGCTTTGACGAGCTGTCGACGTTCACGCTGAATCAGTTCCTGCAGATAAGTGCCGCAGCCCGAGCGCCAGAGGGTGAGGGCTATGACGCGGTCGTGCGCTGCGGGTCAAATCCGCTGGGTATTGGCTCGCTGTGGATGAAAGCGTGGTTCGTCGACCATCAGGTGAGGTTCGAGGACTACCCGGACTACCTGCCTGATGAGTTCGTCATGCAGTTCAGCACACTCGACGACAACGAGTATCTGGACAAGAAGAAGTACGAGAGCCGGCTGAAGAATCTCCCCGACCATGTGCGGCGGGCGTGGTTGAAAGGCGAGTTCGTCTCTGAGGGCACGTACTTCGAGGACTTCTTCCCGACCATGCTGGTGGGTGAGACTGACGAAGAGGAAGTTGAACTCCCGTGGCATGTCATCGACGACGTCCCCCGCTGGCAGGGGATGCCTATTTTCGAACTGAGCTGGCTGTCCATCTACCGCGCCATCGACTGGGGCTACAGCCCAGACCCAGCGGTCTGCTTGTGGATTGCGGTGCTGCCGAACAAGTCAGCCATCGTGTTCAAGGAGATGACCTGGAAGAAGACGCTCGCAGAGGTGGTCGCCCGAGACATCAAGAAAGCCAGCGAGGGCATGCGGATTGTCGAGACCTTCGCGGACAAAACCATGTTCATCGAGACGGGGGCGGCGCAATACACGATTGCCGACAAGTTCGAGTCGAATGGGGTGCCACTGACGCCCATGCTCAATGACCGCGAGATGTTTGGATATTCCATCAACGAGTTCCTGACTGAGAAGGTCGACTGGGGCATGGAGGACAAGCATATCTATCGACCGAAGCTCCAGATTGTGAAGGCTGAGGGCAAGACCCGCTATGGGTGCAAGGAACTCCTCCGCACCCTCCCGCACCAACAGCGTGACAAGCTGAACCCGGCGAAACTCGCAGACGGTGAGGACCACTGGACGGTGGCGCTCGCCTACTTCTGCATGGGTATGGCGCCCGCGAGCAAACCATCCGCTGAGACCGAAGTGAAGCCGTGGATGCGACCGAAGCAGCGACGACGGAACCTCGCAGCATAAAGCATTCCGTGGGTACCGGGTACCTGAATGTGGTACGATTGAAAGGACTTATATGGCAAACGAACTTGCAGCGGCGGGCGAGGTAGGCGAGGCAGAGGACGCAGGCACGGAGTCTGCAGCCGCAACCACAGCGCCAGAAGCGGGCGCGGTAGACGACAAGGCCATCTCTGACCAACTCATGGCCGAGGTGCTGGCCTGGGAGAAAGTCCGCAAGCAGAAATCGGTCGACTGGAAGATTAACGTCGAACGCCGGCTGGGCACACCGGGCGCAAATGTCTATACCGGCGGGCTCGCGGTCGACGCGACCAGCGCGGATGGTCAGTCGACCATCAACCCGGACTGGTATCTCACCAAGACCAAGACCGCCAACCTGTTCAGTATCGTGCCCGAAGTGCAGCTCACCCCTGCGCAAGAGAAGTATGGCCCGGCCATCTACCCCTTTCAGAAAGCCCTCAACTTCGAGCTGAGTGACAAGCGAGCCGACATCGGGGTACCAGTGGATGAGGTGCTGAATGACGTCGTCAATGCGTCAGGCATTGGCGCGGTCATGGTGGGGTACACGGCACGCTTCGAAACCACCAAGGTAGCGGTCGAGGAGTCGATTACCGCCCCGAGCGGAGCGACAGCGGCGACCAAGGACATGACGCTGGAGCAGCTGCAGCAGCTCGAAGCGGCTGGACTGGTTCACCTGAAGGACGCGCAGAAAGTCATCAGCTACAAATTCTTCATCAACAGGATTTCGCCGATTCATCTGCTCGTGCCGGCTGGGTTCACCGGCTCGCTGTATGACAACGCCGACTGGGTGGGGTTCGAGGGCGAATACTCGTGGGCGGATGCGCAAGCGAATCTCAAGCTGACCGAGGCGCAGAGGTCTCAGGTGCTCGGGAACAACACCCCAGAGACCAGCAGCCAGTCGCTGAGGGGCGCGCAGGACCAGCAAGCCGCGAACACGACCCCCGTGGTCCGCTACAAGGAACTCTACTACTGGCGGGCGCGTCAGAACGCCAATGAGCTGAACCTACAGGCCATCTGGAAGGTCGTGTTTGTGGCTGGGCTTACCGAGCCGGTCATTCACGAAGCCTGGAAGGGCCAGCAGACCGACCCGATGACCCACAAGATGGTCGGATGCACCAAATTCCCGGTGCGGGTGCTGACGCTCACGTACATCACGGACAATGCGGTCCCGCCGTCAGATAGTCAGGCCGGCAGACCGCAGGTTGATGACATGAGGCGTTCGCGTGGCCAGATGTTCATGAACCGGGAGCGCTCGATTCCGATTCGCTGGTTTGACGTGAACCGCATCGACACCACAGTTGCAGACACTCTCATGCGCGGCACTTGGCAGGGGATGATTCCGACCAACGGAGACGGCGCGCGCTCCATCGGGGAGATTGCGCGAGCGTCGTATCCCGCTGAGGACATGAGCTTCGACCGCAAGGCGGAAGAAGACCTGCGGGCGACGTGGCAGATTGGTCCGAACCAAGGCGGCACAGCAGCCTCGGGCGACCAAACAGCAGCAGCAGCAAACATCACGCAGCAAGGCTTCCAGACCGTGATGGGCCAGGAGCAGAACAAGGTGCGAAGGTTCTTCCTCAGCATCGTGGAAGTGCTCGCCGGCTGGATGGCCCTCTACTCGGACTTCCCGTCACTCGCGGACGACGAACGTCAGGCGATGATGCAAGCGTGGGACGACAAACAGGTCCTCCATGACTTGGTGTTCAAGATTCGGCCGGGCTCGCAGATTGTGCAGAGTGCGGAGGACCGCATCAAGCAGCTGTCGTCCACACTGAATCTGACGGTGCAGAGTGGGTTCGTGAATCCCGAACCGCTCATCATCGAGATTATGGAGCTGTCGAACCTGGACCCGCAGAAGGTCATGGTCAAGCCGACACCGAAGAATCCCGACCTGCCGAATCTGAGCTTCCGGTTTACGGGCAAGGACGACATGCAGAACAGTGCCGTGGTGGCGCTGTTAGCCAAGGCCGGTCTGCTCCCAAGTCTCGATGAGGTCAAGAAGGCCCAGGAGTTCCTGCTGGCGGCCTCTCAACCTCCTGCTCCTGCCCAGCCGGGTATGTCGGCTGACGCGGCTCCTGCCGGTGCTCCTGACGGTGTTCCTCCCACTCCAGGGGCGCCGGCCAATGGAGTGAGCGTGACGCCACAGGGTGGGTTGAGCGCGCACCCGGACTGGCATCTGACGGACAAGGTGGCAAAGCGCGGACGCGATATCTAACTCGACATCCTTCGGAGGAGGGACCATGAGAAACATCGACCTGAAGTGCCCGACGTGTGGGCATATTGTCCTCGACCACTTCCAACGCGCCAGCAGCGAGCCGCTTCCGTACTGTCGGGAGCGCACGATGGACCCGCTAGTCCTCTGCGGCGCCCTCTATGAGCGCGTCTATCTGCCGACCAAGCGCAACACCGTCATCAGCGACGAGTGCGACATCGTAGTCCACCACGGCATCTGCAACGAGGACGGCACACCTCGGCGCTATCGCTTCAAATCGGAGATGCGAGCAGAAGCTGCGCGCCGGGGACTCGAAAACCATGTCGTGCATGACCCTGCGAGCCGAGGCAGCAGTGAAAACCGTGGTGTCACGAGTCGGTGGGTCTAGGTGGAGCTGCTGGCGACCCTGGTGTATTTGCTGCTGGGGGCGTTGTCTGTCTTTTGTGCGTGGGGACTGGCGCTCCTCGCATGGGTCGGGCTCACCAGGACTTCTCGCTCAAACTGCTTCCTCTATGCGGTGACGCAATACGCCAGACAGGGCGGAGGCATTGTAGTCGTCCCCTCTCGCTTCGGCTGGTGGCCGCATTTCATGTGGAGTCCTGACGGGATTCTCTTCTACGAGTTCAATCCGACATGGGACAAGAAGCGCTGGCGGTTTCGGATTCCACCCATCCTGTTCACGGGGACGGTCAGGCAAACAGACTTGACCCGCTATCTGAAAGTCATCGGGAGATTCTAATGGGGCTGCACTTCACGTTCGGTCGGGACTGCGATATCGCCAAGCTCCACGCGTGGATTACACGATTCACACTCACCACACTTCGCTGCCGAGGCTTCTTCATCGGCAACACCTTCATCGGCATCGTGCGCGCACGTAAGTAAACCGGAGGACCTCTCGTCCTCTCCTAACGTCATCAGGAGATACTCACATGGATTTGGAATCAGTAATTGCGGATGCAGTGTCGGACGCGAGCAGTGGCACCGGAGCGGACGAAGGTCTGGCCGATGCGGGCGATACGGGCACCGTTGTCGCGGACTCGACGCTCCCGGACGGGACAGCAGACGCAGAAGGCGCGGTCAAGGTCGACAACGCAGAGGGGGACACGCCGGTCGTCGAGAAGGATGAGAAGCCAGTCGTCGATGACCGCTCGGAAGCGGAAAAGCTGCTGGAAGCGGAAGGCATCAAGGCGCCGAAAGAGGGCGAGCGTGAGAACCGCATCCCCTACCACCGTCAGGTGAAGATTTTCGGCAACGCCCTCAAGAAGGTCGAGGCCCGTCACACCGCAGCACTGTCCGAGGTCACTGCCAAGGTCGCGGCTCAGGATGCGGAGCTGGTCAACTTCCGTCGCGCAGACTCGCTGGCGACCAAGGACCCCGACAAATACATGGAGGTCCTGGGGACCATCAATCCGGCGTTCAAGGCGTACACCAAGGCGGGTGCAGCGGCAGCGGAGGGCAAGCCTGCAGCAGGAGTGGCCGCCGCCAGCGAACTTGGCCCGAAGCCCGGCCCGGACATCAAGTACGCCGATGGCTCTACCGCATTCTCGCCCGAGCAGCTGGAGAAGCGCGACGAGTGGCTGATTCAGAATGCGGTGCTGAAAGCCAAGGACGCGGCCGAGGCTGCGGCGGAAGCCAAATACGGCCCCATCGCCAAGGAGTTCGCGACCTCTCGTGAGGGCCAGGAACGCCACAATCGCATCCTGGGCGTCATCCAGGCCGAACAGCAGCACTGGGGCGAGGACTTCCCGAAGCCCGGTAGCGCCGAAGAGAAGGCCGTCAATGAGGCGCTCAAGGCCGACCCCAAACTATCGCTCCGTGGAGCCATCCACAAGGTGGTGATGGGGAACCTCAAGGCCAGCAAGACGAAGGTCCGAGAGGACGTCCTGAAGGAAATCAATGGCCGGAAAGGCGCGGCACAGGCGGCCCCGGCTGCCAAGAAGGTCGTCGCCAACCCCGATGAGGTGAGGTCGACCGAGGACGTCATCCGCGAAAGCCTTGCAGCAGCAGGACTTAGGGCGTAGGGTACCGTAAAGTGTAAGTCCGAACTGTCGCCCCATAGGGTCAAGGATTGTCACCTATTGACACTCCTGTACCCTATGGGGTACATTTGAATTGCGATTCGTTCCCGTAAGGAACTCGACTCCCGCCCCACCCCCGTTAAGGGATGCAGGCTGCTCGCCTGTAACTGAGCTTCGACGATTCAGTAACCCCTTTCACGGGAGATTCAGTTCATGGCTCTTTCTATCAGTCAGATTGTGGCAGTGTCGTACCCTGCCGTCCTCGCGGAGATGCGCAAGCCGGCCAACCAGTGGGCGGAGTCCGCGTTCCTGCGCGAACTCGAACGCCAGGGTGGGCTCATCAAGAAGTCGCTCGGTGCGACGATTGAAGCGCCCCTCGACTACCAGCGCAACCCGAACGCCGGCTTCCTCGCCAGCGACATGCAGGCGACGTCGCTCTCGAAGACCGAAGTGCTGACCAGCGCGAGCTACAGCATCGCGGAGCTGTCGGCGCCCATCGTGTGGTCGAAGAAGGACGAAGTCCAGAACCCGAGCGAGAACCAGAAGATTGCCCTGGTCAAGTCGCTCCTGGAGAACGGCATCGAGTCCCACGACGACCTCATCGAGCAGTACATCTTCCAGACCTCGACCAACGGCTTCCTCGGGCTGCTCACGCACTGCCCGACGAACGGTCAGGGTTCGGACGGTGGCATCGACGCCTCGGTGAACGCCTTCTGGCGCTCACAGCAGGCCACCTACGTGGATGACACCGACATCGAAGCGGCGTTCACCACGGTGTGGAATGCCTGCGCCAAGGGGTCGGGCGCCAAGCTCGTCCCGACGCTGATGGTCTCGGACGGCCCGACGCAGGCGCTGTTCGAAGGCACGCAGCAGGCGAACCAGCGCTACGTCGACAGCCAGGAACTGAAGGCCGGCTTCAAGGTCCTCGGCTTCAAGACCTCGCGCT